GATGCCGCGAGTGTGCGAGCACTTGAGAGCGGGGGCGAGTCTGTATGAGGCGTGTGCGGCGGTGGGGCCGGGAGCGCCCTCGCCGGACGCGGTGCTCAGTTGGGCTCAGAAAGACCCCGAAGGCTTAGGACGACAGTACACGCAGGCGCGGGAAACTGGTTACTTGCTGCTCGGGGATAAGATCGATCAGTTGGCGGCCGAAACACACACGTACACGCTTGTGCCGGAGTTGGACGCCGACGGCAAGCAGCTCTGCAACGAGCGGGGGGAGCCGTTGACGCGCCGGGTGTTGGTGCCGCTCAGTTCGGACGTCATCGCGCACAAGCGGCTGCAGATCGACACCCTGAAGTGGAAGTTGTGCAAGATGCTGCCCAAAGTGTACGGCGACCGCCTGACCACTCAGCACACCGGCGCTGAGGGCGGCCCGGTGCAAGTTGAGCTGAGCGTGTTTGATCAGATTCTGAACAATCTTGAATTGAAACGTCAGGCCGAAGACGGTGGGCGCGACTGACAGCGCAGCGCTGGCGGGGTTGCTGCAGGATGCGCAGCTACGCCAACAGTTCAGGCATCTCCCCCCGCAGCGGCAGGCGGCGTGGGCTTGGCGGGCGTTGTGGCTGAGCCAGGCTCATCGGCATCAGATACTCCCCGTGGGGGATTGGTGGTCCATATGGCTCATGCTGGCCGGGCGCGGAGCAGGCAAGACCCGTACCGCAGCTGAGCAGGTCGGCTGGTGGGCTTGGAGCTACCCGAAGACCCGCTGGCTAGTTGCCGGGCCGACCTCGGCCGATGTGCGCGGCACCTGCTTTGAGGGCGACTCGGGGCTGCTCACCGTGATTCCGCAGGTGCTCATCAGCGAGTACAACAAAGCACTGCACGAGCTGAAGCTGACCAATGGCTCATTGATAAAAGGCATTCCGGCCTCGGAGCCCGAGCGGTTCCGGGGGCCGCAGTTTCACGGCGGATGGTGCGACGAGCTGGCGGCGTGGGAGTACCTGCAGGAGGCGTGGGACCAGATTCAGTTCGGTGTGCGTCTCAAGCTGCCCGACATGAAGTCCCGCCTGCTCATCACCACGACCCCTAAACCCCGCGACCTGATTGTTGACCTCATCAGCCGGGAAGGCACCGACGTCACCCTGACCACGGCGAGCACGTACGCGAACGTGGATAACTTGAGTGACAACTTCAAAGCGCAGATCCTGGCGTATGAGGGTACCAACCTCGGCCGGCAGGAGATCCACGCCGAAGTGATTGACCCGGAAGAAGGGGGTATAGTCAAGCGGGATTGGTTCAAGCTCTGGCCAGCGGAGAAAGAGCTCCCGAAGCTGGAGTTCATCGTTCAGTCGTACGACTGCGCGTATACGGAGAAGACGCACAACGACCCCACGGCGTCGATCACCTTCGGAGTGTTCAAGCCGCAAGACGGCCCGATGGGCGTGTTGGTCATCGACGCGTGGCAGGACCACCTGCAGTATCCCGATCTGAAACCCAAAGTCATCGACGAGTACGATATTGTCTTCGGCGAGGGGCGCAACCTGAAGAAGGTCGACCTCGTGCTCGTTGAGGACAAAGCAGCGGGCATCGTGCTCATTCAAGACCTGCAGCGGGCGCATGTGCCGGTGCGGGCGTACAACCCCGGCAACGCCGACAAGGTGCAGCGGCTCAGCATAGTCGCCAACATCGTGCGCGCTGGTCGGGTCTACATTCCGGAGTCGAGTGTGCGCGCCGGCTACGTACGGGACTGGGCCGAGGGTATGATTACGCAGATATGCAGCTTCCCGAACGCGACGCACGATGACTTTGTGGATGCTTTCAGCCAGGCGCTGCGGTACATGCGCGATGCCGGCTGGCTCAACATTGACCCCGCGCCGCGCGATGACTACGACCCCGAGGATTACATAGACGCGCTCAACGACTCGCCGGACTACGCCGGCCCGAGGACCAACCCCTATGCCGCCTAGCCTACTACCCCCCACCCCCGAAGAACTCGAAGAGCTCCGCCAGCGCCGCCGGGCGTCCCAGCTGAAGGGCTATGGCCAAGGCGCTGATGACCCCACGGCTCAGGCGCTGCTCAACGTGCGGCGCAACCTGGGCGAGGTAGGCCGGGCCGTAGTGGGCGCTAAGCCCTACGACGAAACCAACCCCACCGGCAGCTACCGCGCCGTTCAAGCGCTGATGAACGCCCCTACCCCGGCGGCTATCATTCCCGAGATGGGGCAGGCCGTCGGCAAAGCCGCCACCGCGCTGAGCGGGCTGGGGGCGCTGGGAGTCGTCAAGCCTAAGGGCGGCAACTGGCTCGCCGGTACGGTTGAGCGAGGGTTGGGGCTGCTCAAACCCCGAGGTCCCGCGCATCGTGATGAGGCGTTGATGCTTGGCGGTGAATTTGAACGACTCGCTGATACCCCAGAAGGCGTTAAACAGATAGCACAAAACGCTGCGATCAGCGACTGGATCGACACCAAGCTCGGCAAGTACGTGCGCAACGAGATGGCCACGCCGGAGGACCCTGTCCGAGCGCTGGCTGAGCGCGGGGTGCTGCATCGTGACATTTATGACCTGGGTGAGCCCGGTTCGGCCATGAGAGAAAAGCGCAGCTCACAGGGGTTCCCTGAAGAGGGCATGGCCGTTAGCCCCGAAGCTCAGTTCTGGGAGTACGTGACGGACCGGGCTATTGACCCGGCTCGGGCAGCCGACTTCAAATACGGTTCGCTGGATGAGTCGATCCCGCGAAACAACCCTTGGCTTGAGAAGGTGCCAGATGAGGCTGCGGTCTACTCCGCAAAGGGTTTACAGCGCGATTTGGGCTTTGAGCACCTCATCGACGAGCTGCGCAACGCCACCGACCCCGACTCGGGCTTGCCGAGGTCGTTGCAGCTGAGCCCCGAGAAGTTGCAGAAGGTCACGGTGCCGCAGGCCGTCGAGCTGGTCGACAAGATCAACAAGTGGCGAGCCGAGCAAAAGGTAGCGGCTGACCTCAAACGAGCCCAGAACGCCGCCACGGTTGAGTACAAGGCGTATGAGACCATCCCCGGCACTACCGAGCCTAATCAGCGGGGGTTGCGCTGGGTGGAGTTGACGCTTCCTTCCGAGCAGGAAGACGTCAGCAGCATGATCATCCAAAACGCGGGCAAGTACTCTATTCTTGAGCCGGGTCAGCGGTTGTCTTGGAAAGACCCCGCGTCGGGGCGCGTTCTTTTCGACACTCCCGAAAAAGCCAGCGCCGCCTACAACCGCAGCCGAGGTGTGTCGGCCCTTGAGGAATCCCTCAAGTACGAAGGCGAAACCATGGGCCACTGCGTCGGGGGTTACTGCCCGGATGTGGAAGAGGGCCGCTCACGCATTTACTCGCTGCGCGACGCTAAGGGCGAGCCGCACGTGACGGTGGAAGTAGGACCCGGCTCACGTATTTTTGACACTGGGACTCCAGAGGGTAGGCCTGGGCCGGAAAAGATCGTCCAAATCAAAGGCAAAGCCAACCGCGCCCCCAAAGACGAGTACCTGCCCTTTGTGCAGGACTTTGTGCGTTCGGGCCGGTGGAGTGACGTGAAGGACATTCAGAACACCGGCATGCGTTCGGCCCGAGACGTGTTCAGCGAGGGCGAACTGAACATGCTGCGTCAGGCGGGTCAGGACGTTCCCCCGGCGTTGAGCGGTGAGGACATTCAGCGGTTGCACAACCTGATCGTACCCGAAGGGCGGCGACTCAAGTACAACGCCCGTGGGCAGGTCATCGGGTCGGAAGACCCCAACTACGCCGCCGGTGGCGCGGTGCATCTGAAAAAAGGCGGCGCGGTCACGGACCCCAACGAGCCCGAAGTGAAGCGCCTGCCGGAGCCGGGGTTGCTCACCGCGACGATGTACGCTGAGACGGCGGCCCGCGAGATGTACCCGAAGGATCCGGTCAAACGCGACGCCGCAAGGCACATGATTGCGTCCAGCATCCTCGGCCAGAAGCTCAGCCCCGGCACCTCAAGGCTGCTGGGTGAGCTGTACGAGTTCAAGACCAGCCCGCTGCTGCATCTGAAGTCGGCTGTAGGGTTGGGCGCTCCGCCGCCGGGTTACGAGATGGACAAGTTCAACAACGCCCTGGGGTCTGAGCTGCAGTTCCGCAATCAGGCCGAACTGCAACGCGGCGTGCGTCAGGCGGTGGACACCGGCCGGGCTCGGCTGACGCCGGATGAGCCCGCGCCTTACCGTCGGGGCGGTGCGGTTAAAATTGAAACTAATCCCACGCTCATGGCCGATGAGCTGTTGTTCAAGGGCTACAGGCGCTGAGAGGAACCCGAGCTATGGCTATCGAATTTCCACAACCCCAACTTGAAGACGAACTGCCCGCTGGGCCGATGACCGTCGAGTACGAAGAGGAAGAACTCGAGCTAGGTGACGCCGAGCTGGAGGAGCTGCCCGACGGGTCGGT